AAAGGTCAATCTTCTTCAGTTATTTCAACAGTATCTTCTGGAGGATCAATGATATAAGTAGTAATGGTAACTTCGCCCGGAGCAGTAGCTGGATTAGCACTATTCTGCCTAGTCCAACTAGGATTCATTCCGTTCATTTCTAAAATATCATCTCGAATATTTTGATTACGTTTTTCAATGTTGATAATTCTTACAAAACTGTTGGTAACAGCCGCAGTGTAATAGGCAAACGGATTGTCTGATTTTGATTCATCAAACTGTAGACCAATTTGAGTCAGTTGTAGAATTGCCTGCCCACGCATTTCGTCATTGTACGTATATCCACGAACATTTCCACGAGTAGCATATCTTTCACACAGTTTAATCCACATGCGAGCCAGATCACTGGTAGTCTGTCCATGCGCCTTGCTGAAATGCCCAGTATTGAGATCGCCTTTCCAATGGCTTTTTCCTACGCATATCAGATTGTTATTATCATCAAATTTCCAATGTTGATAAGGAGGAAAGTTTACTTTCTCGTGACTGTCAGCAGTATTTTTGATAGTTTTCTTACGTCCTGGCGCAAGCGGAATATGTTCAAATGATATAACACGAAAAACTAAATCTAATTTTTTTATCTTTTTATAATCAACATCAAACTCTTTAGCAGGCATTTTTTTCCCAGCAGCGTGCATTGCAGCTTCATGCGCCCTCTTTGCCAATCTAGATGCTTGATTTCTCTTGGCTTCTGCAATAGTACGGATGTTAATTTTATCTAAATTAGGAACAATTAAGTCGTACTCGCTGTATTCTGGTTTAGTATATGAACTAAATGTGACCTTACTTAGATGTATTTCTCTTAATAAATCTTTGTTTGTTAGGTATTTTACCTTCGGTATGGTTGGTATCATTAATATAGAGTCTCCGTTAATACTAATATAATAGCACATTTTTACAAGAATAAATAGACTATATGACAAGGAAATTTGCCCAAAATGCCATTATCTATTAACCCGATCGCCCAATTGGTAGCAAGTGTATCACAAAGCATCACACAGGCCACAAACGAAGCACAGGCTGCATTACCTTCTGCAATTTCTGCACTGTCTAAACTAAATTTGGACAGTAAGATATCTGCGCTGTCCGGAGAATTAGGTTCAGGACTCAACGGGTTAACTGGCGATCTTAAAAATTTAGCTGGCCAAGCCACTGGTGCATTAGGCGGCATATCCGGTATGGGAAATAATGCTTCAACTGTACAAAGTACTGTAGGCGGTGCATTAAATTCGTTGCAGACCGTAGCTGGATCTACCAGTAACATTGCAGCAGACATCCAAGGCGGACTTAATAAATTAACTGGTGGCAATCTTGCCGGCGGTCTTCAAAATTTAGCCGGAACTGTTAGTTCAGCCGCCGGCATGCTAAACAACATACTTAGTTTAAAACGCGGTGCAAATATACCGGCAGGAGCTGCTGCATTTATCAAACAAGGTCAGGCAATCAAACTGCAACCCAGTGATGGAAACGATTGGCGTGTCAGGATCAACTGCCAATGGAATAATTTTAATTCTCCGTTGTTTGCACTATTGCAAAACACCGGTGGCGTGGTTTGGCCTTACATGCCTAACATAACTGTCAGTACCAAAGCAGAATATAATTCTCAATCACTGACTCACAGTAATTACCAAGTACATGCATATAAGAACAGCGTAGTTGATGATATCTCAATCAGCGGAGAATTTACCTGCGAAACAGAAACAGATGCTGCCTATTGGATTGCAGCAACTACATTTTTTAAAACAGCAACCAAGATGTTTTTTGGACAGGGAGAGTTTGCCGGTAACCCTCCAATAGTATGCAACCTAACTGGATACGGCGCCAGCATCTTTGACAATGTTCCTATCGTTATTAAATCATTCAGTGTGGATTTAAAAGATGATGTTAATTATATCAACTGCAATTCTTTTGGAACAAATACATGGGTTCCTATAGTGAGCACTGTGTCTGTAACAGTATCACCGATGTACAACAGACAGCGTCTACGACAGTTTAATTTACAAGACTACGCCAAAGGTAGAATGTCAGGCTCAGGCAGCGTAGGATACATTTAATATGGCAACTTATAACAATGCAAGCCCTTGGTTAAACACAATACAAAATTCTTTATATTTAGAATTACTTAATATTCGACCAGTGCCCGCTGAAGCAGACGATTATCAATATATTATTGAAAATCAATACCGTCATAGACCAGACTTGTTAGCATACGATGTGTATGGTAATGCCAAGTTATGGTGGGTATTTGTTCAACGTAATTTAAGCGTTCTTAAAGATCCTATCTATGATTTTGAGCCGGGAACTCGGATCTATCTTCCTAAAAAAAGCAATTTAGAAAAGTTCTTAGGAGTATAACGTGGCAACAATTATAGAATATCTTGGTAAAGCACTTGATCTTAAAAAGCCTGACGGCACGCCAATTATTGCCAACCCTACTAATTCTACAATTAATGTTGGATCAGTTGCCAACATAACAACTTTAGTAACTTCCAAAGCAACCGACGTATTAAAGAACGGTGCATCTTCAGTCCTTACTGATACTAAAACTACCGCGGGCACCGCAGTTAAAAACACGCCGTTGACTGTGCCGAATGCAATGGAGCAGTTTGCATCAGTTAATATTTTATGGACAATGTCCTGCTTGACTCCAACCCAATTTAATAATCCCGCATCATACAGAAACAGTCCTCAAGATTTAAAAAATATAGTTTTTGCGAGCGGCGGAAGATTTGATAGTCAACGAGTAGCAACCGCATACGGTGTTCCAGAATACCATATTAATAATTTTCAGATGAACTGTATTATCGGAGCAAGTGCTAAAACAGGTAACAGCAACGCTATCAAATTTAGTTTTGATATATATGAACCTTATTCAATGGGATTACTATTGCAGAGTATGCAAGTTGCTGCTGTGCAAGCAGGGTACCTAAGTTATCTCGATAACGCACCATATGTGTTGAGAATGGATATACAGGGATACGACGAGTTAGGTCAAGTAATTAAAACAGTCAAGCCTAAATTCTTTACATTAAAATTAACTTCGATGAAGTTTAATGTTACAGAAGGTGGAAGTGCTTATAAAGTAGAAGCTATTCCGTATAATCATCAAGGATTTTCTGATTCAACTAACGTATCCTACAGTGATTTAAAAATAACTGGAGACACCGGAGGCCTCGGCAATGTATCTGAACTTCTTAGTACAGGAAAGTCTAGTTTGGCCAGCGTGTTAAATGCAAACGAAGAAAAATTAAAAAAGGAAGGTCGAATAGGTGTTGCTGATCAATACTATATAGAATTTCCAAAAATTTCTGGAATTATGTATTCGTCTTCAGGCTCGCCTAACACTGTAAAAACAGCAACAGTTGATCCTGCTGATGCTGTAGATCCTAAAAAGATTGTCGGCTCTGCCGCAACAAAAGAAGACATAACATCAAAACCTGTGAATAGTATAGGAACAGCAAGTTTAGGATTTGATCAATCTACTGGTGGAAATAATGCATTTAAACGTTCTCAAGATCAGATAGATCAAAAAACAGGAATCATTAAACGTGACGGAATGACTATTGATCCAAAGTTAAGAGCATTTCAGTTTGGCCAAGGCCAAACACTAACATCGATGATCAATCAACTCATTCTCAGTTCAAAATATGCAAGTGATGCAATCAAAACTGACAATGTAACGCCTGAAGGTTATATAAAATGGTTTAAACTTGATGTGCAGATACAACTGTTAGACTATGATCCTATCGTAGGTGATTACGCTAAAAAGGTAATTTACAGAGTAGTTCCGTATTACATCCATCAAAGTATTTTTGCTAATCCTAGCTCCGCTCCTATTGGTTATGCAGAATTGCAAAAGAAAATAGCCAAAGAATATCAATACATATACACTGGACAGAATGTAGACATATTAAAATTTGATATTGATATTAACAACTTATTTTATTCTGGAGTAGCACCTAAGGCGGAAAAAGATGCAGCAACTACAGGAACTCAAGACCAAGGCGGCACAACAGAAAAAATTAATAAAAAAACAGAAACTGGCAAAGGGCAAGCTCAAGAAGCACAAGCTGCGCAATTAGGGCGAGCAAGACCAAAGCGCAATCCTAAATTACTAGCAGGTTATAAAGGTGGTTCCGGCGATAAGTCAGTTGAACAAAATGTTGCAGAAAACTTTCAACAGTCGTTCCTTAGTGGAGGCAGCGCCGATTTAATTTCAGTAAATCTAGAAATACTAGGCGATCCGTATTGGCTAATCGACAGCGGCATGGGAAATTATTTTGCCGAAGTATCTTCACAGAGTGCGCAAATAACAAACGATGGCACAATGAATTATGAAAGTGGTAATGTGTACATCTACTTAACTTTTAAAACGCCTACTGATGTCAACGAAACTACAGGGTTATATGATTTTGCAGTAGCAGGAAAAGAAAGTCCGTTCGGTGGGATCTATCGAGTAGTACAGTGCGAAAACAATTTTCAAGATGGCACTTGGAAACAAAAATTAAAATGTTTAAGAATGCCAGGACCACAAGGACCAGAAGCAAGCAAAACTTCTCAAGGAAGCAGTCCTAGTGTTATTAGTAAAACAGATGCTAGTGCTATTGAAATTAAAGAAGTTGCGCCTCCAAAGACTTCGAACATTGATAACGCTAACGGTACAACTTCAATAAAAACTCCAAACACCACATCAAATACACCAGCGCAAGCATCTACTAAAACAACTACTACCTCTAATCAGGCTCGTCCTGTTACAGGTTTTAGATATTACAGAGATCTAGGAAACTAATTAATGGCAGAGTTACAAAGACCGTCGGCAGAAAACGAAGGTAAAAAAAATAATCTAAGCAATGGTCCATATTTGGCCAGAGTAATAAGTCACCTCGACCCTACTTTCATGGGCGGACTCGAAGTGCAGTTGTTAAAAAGTCAATCTAATACAGCTGGAGAAGATGCCGAAACATACATTGCAAAGTATGCAAGTCCGTTCTTTGGATATACGCCGTTTGAATTTATGGGGCAGAACGATGGATCTAAATCTACTTTAGAAGGATTTAATGATACACAAAAAAGCTATGGCATGTGGTTTGTACCACCCGATGTTGGAGTTAACGTGCTGGTTATATTTGCTGATTCCGACGAAAGTCAATGTTTTTGGATTGCATGCGTACCCGGAAATTACATTAACAACATGGTGCCTGCGATTGCAGGCACGACTGAAAATACATTAGATCCCACTGACAAGGCAAGATACGGAAATACTAAATTTCCTCTGCCTGTTGCTGAAATTAACAAAAGATTTAATGCGTTTGGAGATAGCGGCCAAGGTGGCAAGCAAGAAATCAACCCTGAAAAAATTAAAAAAGTTGTTCATCCTATTGCAGATAGGTTCTTAGAACAAGGCCTATTAGAAGATGATGTTAGAGGTGTATCAACGTCGTCACCTAGACGAGAAGCGCCTAGTTCTGTATTTGGAATTTCAACTCCGGGTCCTCTTGATCGTAGAACTAATGCTAAAAAAGCTAAGAAAGGAAAAATTGGCGATACCACAGAGCCAGTGCCAGTTAGTAGACTGGGTGGAACACAGTTTGTAATGGATGACGGTGATGATAGGTATCATCGAACTACTTCGGCTGCCGACGGTCCAGTGAGCTACGTAGACCTACTAGAAGGTAAAGGAACTGGGCAAGCAGAAATTCCCTACGGAGAATATTTTAGAGTTAGAACAAGAACCGGTCACCAGTTGTTGATGCACAACAGTGAAGACTTGATCTACATTGGAAATGCTCGAGGAACTACTTGGATAGAAATGACCAGCAATGGCAAGATAGACATCTACGCGGAAGACAGTATTAGCATTCATACTAAACAAGATTTTAACTTCCGTGCTGATAGAGATATCAACTTTGAAGCTGGCCGCAACATGAACTTTAGAACAGAGACAGGCAAGTGGCATGCCGAAATAGGCAGCGATATGGAGTTTTTAATCAACGGAAATTCTTTATTAACAGTGGGTGCAGATCTTGACATACTTGTAGGTGCTGCCGGAAAAATATCAACCAATAATAATTTAGACATTGCATCGAGCGGTGAGTTACGAGTTAGCTCTACAGGCGATCTAAGTTTAGGAAGTTCTGCACAGATTATAGAAACCGCTCCTACAATACATTTAAATGATACAACAAATGCAACTCCTGCTGAAGTATCTGACTTTGTAAGACCTTACAAATTAAGAGATAATCCAGCGACTAGTACAGGCGCAGGCTGGCAGACAAAGCGATATCAGTCCGGCATTGTACAGAGTTTTATGAAACGTGTTCCGATGCATGAACCGTGGCCGCTACATGAGAATCAGGCTCCGACACAATTAACACCTGATAACACTGATAGGGATATAGATTAATATGGCAACCAAACTGTACAATCAAAAAACGGTAGCAACTTCAAATGCACAAGTTACCAACAACTTAGGAGTGCTTACCTACAAAGGATTTAGCTCTGTCGAATCTGCCAATAACTATAAACTCTATGATATTGACCTCGTTAAACGAGACATTATAAATCATTTCTATATCCGTAAAGGTGAGAAATTAGAAAATCCAGAATTTGGGACAGTTATCTGGGACATGCTTTTCGAACAATTTACTGACGAAGTTAAGAAAATAATTGCCAAGGATGTTGAAGATATTATCAACTACGATCCTAGAATTGCAGTAAATGAAATACAAATAGACACAACGGATCAAGGTATTAGGATACAAGCAGACATTGTTTATATCCCTTTTAACGTTACTGAACGCATGTCTTTTAATTTTGATAAAACTAATTCCGTCATAATGTGACCACTTAACTTTGTTAGATAAATATTGGTATAGGGATAGGAAATGACTACAACAAGCAGACAAAATAATTTAATTCTGAACCAAGATTGGACCAGAATTTACCAAACATTCAAAAACGCAGACTTTAAAAGTTACGATTTTGAAAATCTACGCCGCGTTATAATCACATATCTTCGTGAGAATTA